TCAGAATGCCCGAGGTCGAGGCCGTCAGCAGCAGAACAAAAGGTTTCAGAGCGACGGCCAGGGTGGAGATGGGCGCGGCCATCTTCGCCGCAATGGTTTCAGGGAAGATGAGCATATATCTGTGGTCATATCCAAGATTAAAAGATTCAACAGAGAAACCGATACAATGTCTTTTTTAATTGCACACCCAAATAAACAGATAAGAAATCCCGATGGGAAATTTGTTGTAGACAGCCTCTACTCGATTTCAGGATCTGCACATTTTAACAATAAGGCTGATATAGGGATAATTGTGACGAGAGATTTTGAGTTACAGCAAACTGATATTCGGATTGCTAAGGTTAGAGAGATAGATGTTTATGGCAATATAGGATCAGTAATTTTGAAATGGAATCCAAGACAAAGGTGTTACAACACTCTCGATGAATATGAGAATAATTACACAATTGTTGGGGGTAATAATATATTTTGAGAGTATTAGTGGCATGTGAATACTCAGGGATTGTAAGAGATGCGTTTGCAAAAAGAGGTCACGATGCTTGGTCATGCGATATCTTGCCTACAGAGTCAGAGGGTAATCATATTCAAGGTGATGTTTTAGAGATATTAAATCAGAAATGGGACTTGATGATTGCACATCCACCCTGCACACATTTGACAGTTACAGGGGCTAGATGGTTTACTGAGGGTTGGAAAGACCGACAACTTCAAAGAGATGGGATTGCTTTCGTTCAAAAATTGATGGATGCGCCTATCGATAAGATCGCAATTGAGAATCCAAGAAGCGTTATATCTTCATATATCCGACCAGCAGATCAACTAATAAATCCTTTTCAGTTCGGTCACCCGGTTAGTAAGGCGACTTGCCTTTGGCTTAAAAACCTTCCAAAACTGATGCCCACCAAACTTGTAGAGCCTGATTATGTGTATCATAAAAGCGGGAATCGAATGTCTAAGTGGCACTATGAAACAAGTTTATTACCTACAAAAAATGGCGAACGAGGAAAGGCAAGGAGTAAATTTTTCGAGGGAATCGCTGATGCTATGGCAGATCAATGGGGACATGATGAATTCCAACTTGTGCAACAGATTCAAATAGACTAGAATTTGACTCAATGAGTGATGGCGTTGAAAAGTGGGCAGTGCATAACCAGATCATTAAAAACATTGATGATTTGATCCCTTATGACACAAACCCAAGAGAACACGCACCCAAACAAATCAACCAAGTAGCTAAATCTATTCAAGAGTTCGGTTGGACTATGCCTATATTGATCGATGAAAAGAACGAGATCATAGCAGGTCACGGCAGATTATTAGCAGGAAAACAGCTCGGATTTAGGAATGTACCTTGCATAGTTGCCAAAGATTGGACTGAAGAACAGAAGAAAGCCTACTGTATTGCTGATAATAAACTCACAGAGAACAGCACTTGGAAATATGATGATCTAAAAATAAATTTAGAGTTTCTTAATGATCAGGGTTTTGATTTGACAACTACAGGTTTTTCCTTCGGGGAACTGAGCAGTATATTACCTGAATTTAATATCGATGAGGGAAAGGTTGATGAGGAGTCTGTACCTGAATTCTCAGATCAAATAATATCTAAAATGAGTGATATCTGGATAGTTGGTAATCATAGAATTATGTGTGGTGATTCTATAGAGCAGGATCATGTTGATCAATTAATGAATGGAAAACTAGCAGATTTAGTGATCACTGATCCACCCTATAATGTCAATTATGGATCTCACACTCATGAGAAGTTTAAATCAACTCAAGGAAGAGAGATAAAAAATGATTATATGTCGGAAGATGAATTTTCATTGTTTTTAAATAACGTGTTTAAGCAGATGGCTCTTCATTCTAAGAAAGGCTGTCCGACTTACGTTTTTATGTCAGCACAAGAGTGGGGATCAAATATGCAGAGATTAGCAGAGAATGATTATCACTGGTCTAGCACTATTATTTGGAATAAAGATAGATTTGTTTTATCTAGAAAAGATTATAACACCAAGTATGAGCCTATATGGTATGGATGGTTAAATGGTGAATCAAGACTGAAGGGTATTGATAACAAAAAAGAGAGTGATGTTTGGGACATTCAAAGACCACATAAAAACGATTTGCACCCAACTATGAAACCTGTTGAAGTTATTAGTCGTGCAATAAATAACAGTAGTGAGCCTGAAGATTTAATATTAGATTTATTTGGTGGCGGTGGATCAACACTGATCGCTTCACAAAAGAACAAGAGAGTAAATTATACAATGGAGCTCGATCCTAAATATGTAGATGTAATCATCAAAAGAATTCAAGAATATACAGGGGATAATGCTGTATTAGAGTCGACTGGAGAATTATTCAACGATCTATTGAAATAAGTTTATTTTTACTCTATAAAAAAGATATATGCCTAAATTAGTAAATATAACAGATGAAGATAAGGAACTTGTCAGGAAACTGTCAGGATTGGGTATCACTCATAATCAGATATGCTCAATCATCAATATCACTAAACCAACCCTATATAAATACTATCAAACACAACTTGATCTGGGAAAAGCACAGGCAAATACAAAGGTTGCAGAGAATTTATTCCGTATGGCAACAGGCACAGGCAGAGAGGCAGTAACGAGCGCTATATTTTGGCTTAAAACACAGGCAGGTTGGCGTGAAACAGATGTTATTGAGATTCACAACGTAGAAGAGGAAAATGCAAAATTCAGAAAGCTTGTCGGAGATATTCGCTCACTTAGACTCCAAAAGGCAGAAGGCGACGACTCTTCTAGCTGATTGGTATAGAAAGGCTAGGGATTCACAATTAGTTGACGACAGTCCAGATCATAATATTCACTTGTATCTCGCAGGTCGAGGATGGGGAAAGACACTCACGGGAAGTTGGGACATAATACAATATTGTCTTTTAAACGATAATGTCATGTGTGGTGTGATCGCACCGACTTATTCGGATCTCAAAAGGGTAGTATTCTCAGGTGATTCAGGGATCATGAACATTATTGACAAGGATCTATTAAGTGGCGAGGGCTATAATAAATCTTATAATGAGATCAATTTCTATAATGGATCTAAAATATTAGGATTCCCGGCTATAGAACCAGATCGTTTAAGAGGGGTGCAATTTCACAGGGCTTGGTGTGATGAATTGGCATCATGGAGATACAGAGAAACCTTTGATAACCTAATGATGGCACTCAGGTTGGGGCAAGATCCGAAGTGTATAATTACCACAACCCCAAGACCAACTAAATTAATTAAAGAATTAGCCAAGCGTAAAGATACTAAGATGATCAGGGGAACAACCTTTGAGAACATTGACAATCTTGCAAAGTCATCAATCGAAATGCTCAAGGAAAGATATCATGGCACAAGGATTGGTCGTCAGGAATTATATGCAGAGATCCTCGAAGACGTGGAAGGCGCTTTGTTTGATGCAGATATGATTGAAATGAATAGGATAGAAGAGCCTCCCGAAATGCAAAGAATCGTTGTAGCTATTGATCCTGCAGTCACATCAAACGAGAACTCTGATGAAACAGGTATCATTGTTGCAGGTCGTGGAGTGGACGATCACTTCTATATTCTGAATGATTCAAGCCAGATCAGTAGTCCAGATATATGGATTTCTAAAGTTTTAAGTTTGTATCATCAGTATGACGCTGATAGAATAATTGCAGAGGTCAATAATGGTGGTGATCTCATAGAGAGGTTATTGAGAACTAAAGAGACGAATGCATCTTATTCAAGTGTTAGAGCAACAAGAGGTAAAGTTGTGAGAGCCGAGCCTATATCAGCGCTCTATGAACAGAACAAAGTTCATCACGTTGGCTTTCATAAGGACTTAGAAGATCAAATGTGTCAATTCACAGGAAATAATGTACAATCTCATGATGATAGGGTAGATGCTCTTGTATGGGCTTTGACTTCATTGCAAAGTTCAGGAAAAGCAATATTTAGAATTAGCTGAGGTATATTTTGGGTATATTAGACAAATTTTTTAAAAAACAAGAGCCAACGCAAAAAAAAGAAGCACCAAGAATTGTACTGAATAAACTTGATGCATATGCAAGCAAGACAAATCGTAAATATAAAGATTACGCTAAAGAAGGGTATCAAGAGAATGCGATCGTTCACAGATGCGTTCAGTTAATATCTAACAGCGCCTCAGCAGTTAAAATTGATGTGTTCAGTGGAGATAGTAAATTAGACAACCACGAGCTTATATCACTTTTTGAAAGACCAAACCCTTCACAATCAGGGATCGAATTTTTTTCATCACTCTATTCGTATTTAATGATATCAGGAAACTCTTATATACTAAGAGATAGTGATGCATTAAGACCACCAAGAGAATTATATTTATTAAGACCAGATCGTATGCACATCAGGTCGGGATCAACAGTAATCCCAACAAGCTACGATTACGTGATCGATGGAGTCACTGTCAATAGCTACAAAGTGGATCAAACGAATGCAATGTCCCAGATCAAGCATATAAAACTTTGGAATCCAATAGACGACTACTATGGTTTGTCACCAATTATGGCATCAGCCTACAATATTGATCAGCATAATTTGGCAGGATTGCACAATGTTGCTCTTCTTAAAAATGGTGCGACGCCATCAGGATATCTCAAATTCCAACCAACAGATGAGACAGGATTATCTACACAATTGACTGATGATCAACGTGCAAGGTTGTTAGAGGATCTAGAGTTTAGATTTCAAGGTACACATAATTCAGGCAGACCAATGTTACTCGAGGGTAACTTTGACTACAAACAACTAGGATTATCACCAAAAGATATGGACTTCTTAGAACTCCTTAACTTATCAGCAAGGGAAATAGCGCTGTGTTTCGGAGTTCCTGCACAAATGATCGGAATACCAGAGGCAAACACTTATTCAAATATGGAAACAGCGAAGCTAGGACTTTATGAAGAGACAATAATTCCGCTCCTAAAAAGGGTTGAATCGGATCTTAACGAATATTTAGCTCCCCTGTATAGTGGTGATATAAGAATTCAGTATGATCTGGATTCTATCCCTGCTATGGCTGAAAAGAGAAAGCAGATATATGAGAACGTAGTACAAGGTGTAGAGGCAGGTATATTAACTCGCAATGAAGCTAGAGATCGATTAGGTTTAGAAGAAGTATCAGGTGGAGATGATTTATATATCCCATCTAATTTATTTCCAATTGGTGAGACTATTGATTCATCTGAGGATAGCGACAAGCCTGTTGATCCTGATGAAGCGCAAAAAGATTATGAGACTGTATATGGCACGAAAGCACAAGTAGATTTCGACACATTCACAACAGAAGAAGAGGCAATCGATCGTGCCGAAGAAATAGGTTGTGTTGGAACACACACTCACGATAAAGATGGTCAAACTGTGTATATGCCTTGCAAAACACACGCAGAGTATGAAAGCGCATTACAAGATCAGAAAGCATTAGATGACTTAGACTTAACACCCAATGATTCTATGGTGACAGAGGCAAAGCGTGGTTTAGAGTGGAGAAAAGAATTTAATAGAGGTGGAACACAAATCGGGGTAACGAGAGCCAACCAAATAGTCAATAAAACAAGATTATCACCCAACACAGTGCTAAGAATGTACTCATTTTTTTCAAGGCACGAAGTAGACAAGCAAGGTCAAGGATTTGATCGTGGAGAGAAGGGTTACCCTTCAGCAGGAAGAATTGCTTGGTCATTGTGGGGTGGAGATGCAGGATTTTCATGGAGCAAAACAAAGCGTAACCAGATCATGCGAGAAGAAGAAAAAGCTGATGCTGATTCATTAAAATTGGGTGATATGGTTTCATGGAATAGTTCAGGTGGAAGAGCGAGGGGCAAAATTATTAAAATTGCTAAATCTGGAAAATTATCTGTACCAAAAACAGACTTTACATTAAATGCCACAGAAGATAATCCTGCGTGTCTCATCAGGTTATATAGAGGTGGCGATCCAACTGACACTGTTGTCGGTCATAGGTTTAGTACTTTACGTAAGTTATAAAAAAACTTAGGAGGTAATATGCCTAGCAGTAACAGGTCGAGTATATCTTTGGCAACAGCTCACGACATAGTCAGAGCGTGGAATCTACCTAATATGAAAAGGCAAAAAGATGTCTTTGAATATTTAGGCTTATCCACCGACTCAGGAACAATGACATTTTATAGACAACAAGCAGAAGAACTAACAGGTATTCAATTACTGCCACACGTTAATAAATCTAATGAAATTGTCAGAATAGAGAGAGCAAATTTACCACCGCTCACAAATAAAGTTAATATCACCGATCACCCTTATTGTATGCTTGTCTTCTCTGATGCGCATTTTGAAGGACATGAAACAGTTTCATTTAAGATAATGTGTGAAGTTCTCAAAGATTTACTTAAAACGAGACAACTTAAGTGCATCGTTGCAAATGGGGATATTATGGATCTTTCTATATTGTCATCTTTTGCAAAATTTCACCTAGAGATAAGACCAAAAGAAAGAACTGTACAGAAGGAGATATATGACTCCCAAGCCCAGATCAATAAAATTCAGAAGATTATAGATAAAGCAAAGTACCCGGTCAAACAACTAGCGACTTTCGGAAATCATGAAACTAGATTATCTAAAGTAGCAATGTCGTGGGGCAGAGCCTTTGAAGATTTGGAGGCTTTTAAGATATCGAGTTTATTTCCTGATTGGGACTGGGCTATGTCACACTTGGTTGATGATACTGTAATGATTAAGCACAGAATGAGAGGTGGTATACACACTGCATATCAAAACTCCATGAGAGCAGGAATAAATATTGTCACAGGACACACTCATCAGCTTAACACAAGAACATTTAATACTTATTCAACTACGTCAATGTCAATTCAGACAGGTCACTTATCAGAGCAGTACCATCCTTATCTTGAAGATAATGTAGCGAACGATTGGAATAATGGGTTCGCAGTTATTACTGTTGATCCACAGGAGAAGACTGTCCACCCTGAACTCGTACAAGTAAATAATCTGTATCGATCTGCATTTTTTAGAGGCAAGAAATATACTGTATGAGAATAGATGACGTGGCAAAGAAATATCCAATGGTGATGATAGATTGGCAGGATCACACTGCTGACGGATCATGGATCTATAATATCAAAGACTGTGATTATGAGATTGCCAGATCAATAGGTTGGCTGATTGATGAAGATGATACAACATATAAGATCGCAAATGCCTTAACAAGGGATTCTGGTGTGGGGGGAGTTAGTGTTATACTAAAGTCATGTGTACTTGAATATTGGGAAATATATGAAGATTAAACAAAGAGCAAATGAAAAAGGCAGAAAAGGAACATTTAAGAAAAGTAGCTGAATTAGGTTGTATTATTTGCAGAAAGATGGGATATCCTGATTCTCCTGCTGAGATACATCATATTAAGAAAGGTGTTATGAGTAAGCGATCAACTCATTTTGAAACAATACCCCTGTGTCCATATCATCATAGAACCTCAAATGAGGCATATCATTTCAATTCAAAGACATTCACAGAAAAGTGGGGAACTCAAGAGCAATTGCTAGAAGAAACTAATATAATGATTTATGGCACGAATAAGGATAGATAAGCGTAAAGACTATAAAGAACAGCTGAGATTGTTTGTCACTCTCAGTAATGCCGTACGAATCCAGATCAGAGAATTATTTAAAAAATATTCAAACAGGGCATCAAGAGAATTTTTAAAAGATTTAAAGATATCCGATAATTATTATGCAGATTTTTATAATGACCTTTTAAATATACTCATAAAATCTTCAACGAAAATAATAGAAGAGATCGATATAAGACTTAAAAGAACGAGAATGGTAAAACAAAATGAGGAGATTGATCCGATTGTAAGCGCATACATAAGCCAATTTACTGCCAATAATGTAGGAGATATCACAGAGACCACACGAAAATATATCAAAAAAGAAATAGAGTTAGGTATTGAAGCAGGTTTAGAGATAGGAACTATTGCAAGTAATATTCGCAAATCGACAGCATTTAAACCAACCAGATCAACTCTAATTGCAAGAACAGAATCACATCAAGCCATGAACTTTGGCAGTTTAGAAGTTGCAAAAAGAATGGGGCTTAAGAAACCGATCAAGGAGTGGGCGAGCGCTTTAGATGAGAGAACTCGATCATGGCACAGCACTATGAGTGGCAAAAGAGTCGACGTTGATAAAGATTTTACTGTGCAAACACCTGTCAAAGGTGGAGGAATAATAGAAAAACCAATGGCTTATCCGGGTGATGCAAAAGGAGGTGCAAGTAATGTGATCAATTGCAGGTGTTTTGTTTTATATTATGATTCAGATGATATCGTTGATTGATATTGT